GGATATAATTGCCTACTTCAAATTGCACCTACTCGAAAAGGCTGTTTACCCAATATCACAAACAACCCGCGATCAAATATTAGCAGTTCTGGAACAGGGGCAACGTGAGGGTTGGGGTTACGAACGAATAGCCGACGCCCTGCGTGATCCTGAATTGTTACTGTGGCGAGCACGAATGATTGTAAGAACCGAAACGCTTTTTGCGTCGGACATTGGCCGGAAACTGGCCGCAGACAAAAGCGATTATGAAACCGGTAAAGAATGGATTGCCGCCAATGATCACCGGACCAGACACAGCCACCGGGCGGTTGATGGTGAGATCGTAGCGCAGGATGCAAAGTTTGCTGTATCCATTTACAAAGGCAATCTGCTGATAGGCGTGGAAATGATGACGGGGCCCGGAGATCCAACAGCCAGTGCAGGAAATGTTATCAACTGTAGATGTACGGCGGCGCTGGTGCCGCTACGAGACGAAAACGGGAAACTTATACCTAAACAACAATTAGTAACAGCATAAACTACTTATACGATGTTATATAAAGCAATGGGAATAAATACAGGGTCAACATTAAAAGACCTTGATCACGGCAAGAAAGAAGCCGTTATTGCTTTTGCGACATATAGCAGCCTTGATCGTGATGGCGACAGAGCGAACCAAGGCATGTTTACAAAATCATGGAAGGAAAATCCCGGCCATGTTCGATATTTTAAAAACCATGATAAAAAAGAAGCGCCGGGGATAATCCTAAAACTTTGGGAAGATACAGATCACGCATACGCCCATGTTAAGCACGGCTCCGATACATTAGGGAACGATACCTACTTGCAAATAGAACTGGGAAGTGCCAAAGATGCATCGTATGGCTTTGATCCTGTGATTGCGCCTAAGCTGCCTAACGGAAAAGGTTATAATATGAAAGAGGTAATGCACCACGAAGTGAGTGTATTGACACACTGGGGGGCGCATGTAAGCAGTGGTGTGCAAACTGTGATCAAATCCTTTAACCCTGACAGGCTGAAAGAGTTAAACAATCCGGAAAAAGAATTCCTCCGCCGATTAATACAAAACCGGCAGGAAGGGTTATTGATGGCCATTGATTTCAATAATAGCGTTCAGGAAGGAACGGACATGTGGAGCTATATAAATGAGATCATTGGCGGTCAGTCTTATGATATTGGCTGGCTGAAACGCAGATTAGAATATGGAGTGAAAGAAGTCAATGAATTACGTATGGCCGTGAAAGCCATGGAGAAATATGTGCAATCATCTGCATCAGACGAAAGCATTCAACAAGTTCAAATAGAACTCAGAAATACGAAACAATTATTATCTGAAATTGATACCGCCGTCACTAACGAGCAAGAGACGTCACAAGCTCGGGAGCCGATTGTCAGCAACAAGGGTAATGAGTTTCTGAAAGCAATCAATTACTCATTATTAAATGTAAACACGTTATGAAACGTAATTTAATGTCCTTGCTGGCGGTATCTGCTGCAATGGGCCTGCCTAAAATATCAACCCGGCGTATGCCAGGCGCAAACCGTTTCGGTTATGCCGCCTATAAGACCGATGGTGATAAATCGGCCGAGCTGGAAGCACTGGAAAAGCTGAATACAGCAACCGAAACCCGTTACAAAGAGCTTAAAGATGATCTGGCGCTCAAAACAAAAGAGCTTGCAGATATGAAAGCCTTTAACGAGGATCAGGGAAAGAAGATCGCCGATTACGAAACCTCTGTAAAAGAGCTTAATGGCATCCTTGGTGATAAAGGCGCCACCCTGAAACAGATTCAGGATGAAGTATTTGAGCTGAAGGCCAAATCCGGCCAGATGAAAGTCGTTACACCTGAAAACAAGCAGGGTGTGAAAGAACTTTTCCTGAAGGAATTTGAAGCCAATGCCGAAAACGCAGTTAAAACATTCCGGCCTGATCTTCATAATAACGTCAATAACGCATTACCGTTCATGACGACCAAAGCAGTGGGAACTATGACCATTGCTAGCAACATCACTGGTGCGTCAATCTCAGCTGTTCCTACCTGGGACAACCAGTTTGCTGTACGTGGCCGCCAGCTGGTTCACTTCCGTGACCTGGTTCGTACCATAGATACAACAACTGGCCTGTACATCTTCTTACGTCAGAACATTCCTGCCGGTGAAGGTTCAGTATCTGCCACAACCGCTCCCGGAGCCACTAAAACAAAACGTGACTATGATAATACCATGGTTACGGTTACCAGCCGGTACCGCGCCGGCACAGTAGACGTGGCTGCTGAAATGATTCAGGATATTCCTGGCTTGTCTCAGTATATCACGGAAGAACTGACCGAAGACTACTTGCAAACGGAGTCTTTTGACTTCTTCACTTCATTGATCAACGCAGCTACTGGATCATCCGCTGTACCTGCAGGCGTTACTGTTCCTGCTGAAAGAATACCGCATTATATCGCGAATCTGGAAACGAACAACTACCAGCCTACGGATCTCGTAGTACGGCCCCGGGTTTGGGCAAACTTGCTAAACACCAAACCGGCCGACTACAGTACACCTGGCGGTTACGTTGTATTGCCTGATGGAACGATCCTATTCGCTGGTATCCGCTTGACTAAGTGTTCAAGCAATGCGCTGGCTGACGACAGAATATTGATCGGCGACTTCCGTAAAACCCTGATCACGCAGAAAGCTGGCGAAGGCTTCAATGTGCGCATGTTTAACACGCATGATCAGGCGGTTTACGCCAACCTGATCACCTTCCGTGGTGAAGCACGTGCAGAAGTTGCCATCCTGCGCCCTGATGCGTTCCTGGTAGGTGGGGTTTAAGTACTATACTCTTTGAATTACGGGGGCGGTAAAACGCCGCTCCCTTTTTATACAACTATGTGGGATTTATTCGATAGAAAAGTTTGTTTAACTGCCGATCCCGGAGAGTGGGTAAAGGCTGAAACTGAGTTTAAAAGAATCGGGCTGAATGATGTTCAGCGGTTCAATGCCCTTGCCCACATTGGCCCACATCAATCATTCAATTGCAGTACCCGCCAGATTCTTATTGAGTTCTTTGAAAGCGATGCACAACGCCTGTTATTTCTGGAAGATGACTGTGTGTTTAAACACCATAGCCATGCAGAAAAAGCATTAAAAGAATTGCCAGCCGACTGGGATTTAGTCTATTTCGGATGCAATATCCAAGATGAAAAGCCGGTAAAAATCACCGATAACTTATTCAAGATATTGGGAGCCTATACGACGCACTGCATAGGCTACAATAAGAAGTGCATCCCTTTCATCCTTGAAAACCAGCCAGGGTACAGCGAACAGATGTACGATAATTGGCTCGCTGGACAACAACTAAACGTCTACGTAATCGGTCCTATGGTAGCTTGGCAGCGACCACGGCACAGTAAGATATGGGATCGTAACGTAAACTATGATGAACACTTTATTCAATCACAAAAGAAATTAGCTTGACACGCCTCATAACCTTTACTGACGACAATATGACCATGGCGGCGAACATCTGCGTTACCAGCGCACTACAGAACAATGTGCATGAAACGAAGATATACGGGCCTAAGGATATTGATGCCAAGTTCAGGAAAGCAAATGCCGCTATACTGGATCAACCTCGTGGTTGTGGTTACTGGTTGTGGAAACCATATTTCATTGACCGCGAACTAAAGAAGATGAAGGATGGCGACTATCTGATCTATTGTGACGCCGGGGTTGAGATCGTCAACAATGTGAACCATATCATTGATCGGATGACTGGCGACCGGACCACCGGAGATATGTTTCTTTTCGGAAATATGTTTAAGCATGAACAATGGTGTAAGGGTGGTGTCATAGAAGACATGTGGCCAAGCGATCGGGCCAATTATGACAAACAGGTACAAGCTAGTGTAATATTTATCAGGAATTCGGAAATGTCAAGAATGCTTGTTGCGGGATGGTTAAAGGATTGTCAAAGACCGGGATTCATAGATGATTCGATAATGGGGTTTCCAAATCACCCAGAATTTAAAGAGCACAGGCACGATCAGGCTATTTTGACATGTATATATTATCGGTGGAACGGCGGTATTCTCCACTGGTGGCCGGCCATGTACAACGCTGGCAACTTCACCTATGAGAAAACTGGCTATTCGGACACCTATCCTGTCCTTTTCCATCATCACCGTATGCGCAATAGCGACTTTATGGCTACTGACGACCTTAACCTATATATGCAAAAATATTTCAACTCAAAATATTCATTATGAAAAAAGCAATGGAAGAAATTACTGAAGATATAAAGGCCGAAGCGCAGGAAGCGCCAGTAAACCCGATTACTGATGTACTCAAAGGCATTGCAGCATTATCACAAGTTGATCGACTGGTGCTATACAACCGTTTGGATATTATCATGAACCATGACCGTGAAAAGGCTTCACATGGGGTTGATAATTGCGGCCATTTATTCGATGACGCAATAAACAGTCTGTAATGCTGGAATTCTTGAATAAATACGCTGGCAATCTAACCTACTCCCAAAATGGGGAAGAAGGTATTCTAATTGAATGCCTGTCGAGGTTGAAGATTAAAACCGGTCACGCTGTAGAGATAGGCGCCAATAACGGTCTATGGTGCAGTAACACTGCTTTATTGCTTAAGGATGGATGGACCGGCAAAATGGTTGAGTCGGATTTCAGCCTATGGAAGCAGTGTGAAGAAAACTGGAAGCCTTACCCGGATGTGAAATGCCAGTGCAGTCATGTTGACAAGTACAATATAAACGCCTTTCTTGACGACAAATGCGATGTGCTGAGTATTGACACAGACGGTCAGGATTACGAGATATTCAAGGCGCTGAAAGGGAAACCGAAAATCGTCATTGTAGAAATCGATAGCAGTATCCCTCCAGATCAATCTGGCTTCAATTCAGATGGTGGTGCCGGTTACCAGGTAATGGTTGAATTAGGGATCGAGAAAGGTTATTTCCTGCTTTGCCATACCGGTAACCTGGTATTCGTGGATAAGCAATTTAAAAAAATGTTCCCGGAAGTAAAAGGCGACGGGCTTAAGAACGCCGAACAATATTTTAAAACCGATTGGCTGAAGGCTGCATGATGGTAATTGATAACAAATATGAGTTTGGTCAAGAGGTTTACATTAAAACTGACCCTGATCAAAAGGTGAGAATTGTGACTGCTATATGTGCCCGGCCAGGCTACATCGAATATCGGCTCGACTGTGGTACGGATTGGTCGTGGCAGCCGGATTACGTTATCAGTTCTGAAAAGAATGTGGTATTAACAACAACCAATTAATGCGAAACATCGTCACATATCACCAATTGGGCCGCTACGGCCGATTTGCCAACCAGCTTTTTCAAATTGCTGGCACGATCGGTATCGCACGGAAAAACGGCTTTGACTTCGCTTTCCCGGAGTGGAAGAATT